CTACGCCGCATGGCCTCCCGGCCTCGTCTGCACGGCGTCAAGCGGAGGTTTCATTCCCGGCGTTAAGAAGGGCAGACTGTTTGAGCGAAGCGAGTTTCTGCCCTTTAGCCGGGGATGAGACCGGAGTAGCCGGGCAGACGCAGCCTTGATTTTTTCTTTTTGGTACTTTTTCTTTTGTATCAAGACAAAAGAAAAAAGTACATAAAGATAACAAAAAAAGCGGAAGTACAAAACCCCCGCTTTCTCTATCATATTAATCTTTACGCTTTTCTAACATTTAACGCGACTTATTTTTTCGTTTCCGTGTCGTCATCCTTCCGTTTCGGTTCCTTCTTGGCAAGTAGAACGATATTATACACATAATCCGTCATCCACTGCTCCGAGTACCCTAGACGCTCTTTGTATTGGCGGATAGCCGCAGCCGTCTTATGCACATCATCCGCTTTCCATACCATTTTGGTGCAAACATCATGTACCGTCTTCTGCGTCATGCCATACAGAGCCTTTTTAAAGATCGACGGCATACGGAACTTCCACTGCATCAGATTTCCCATCAACATCATCAGATCATTAGAAAATCCCTGATACATGAATAAATAAGATTGAATATCATTTTGAGTGCGGCAGTTACGTTTCACGGAAGCGTCGATTTCCTTGAAGAAATTCTCATTCAACCCATAATCCTGCATCAGCATTTTGCGTGACGCAGACTTTTCGGCCAATCCCAGTTTACCGTTTTGAGTAGGCACTTTAAACAAACGTTTGAAGTTAGCTACGTCCGGCAAGAATCGGATATTGGTGATACCTAGGTTTGTGGCGATCACTGACTGGAAATACACCCGGGTCAGTGAAATGAAATCTTCTACATTGCCGACTTTCGTTTCATCGGATTTTTTCTTGAATAAACCAAATAAGCCCATTGTTATATTTACAATTTTACAATTTACAATTTACTATTTGAGTGCGTGGAAGGTATATAATATAACTACCATCTGTCAATTTCCGTGCAAAGGTACAAAAACAGTTGGTTTTCACCAACATTCCAAGTCCTTTTCGATGTCCGGCATAGACTCTTTCTTAAAAACAGGACTTTGGATGCCGGCTTTCTTTTGCGCCCGGTAATCATTTAACAGGCGGATCGCATATTTTCCAAGGAAGAGGATAGCGATCAGATTGCAGATAGCCATTAATGCCATAGTGACATCTGCCAAGCTCCATACCATATCCAATGTGGCAAGTGAACCGAAGAGCACCATACCGCCCACTAATATCCTGTAACCATGAAGCACCCACTTCCGGTGAGTGATAAAGCGGATATTGGCCTCCCCGTAATAATAATTTCCCAGAATACTGCTGAAAGCGAAAAAGAAAAGAGCCACAGCAACGAAGACGCTGCCCGAAGAACCGATCTCGTTCGTCAATGCCTGTTGAGTCAACTGCACCCCATTGGTCGATCCATCCAGCGGAGCACCACTAAACAGAATGATAAAAGCCGTACAAGTACAAATCAATAATGTATCCGTAAATACTGCCAAAGTCTGTATCAATCCTTGTTTCGCGGGATGACTGACATGAGCTGTGGCAGCCGCATTCGGAGCCGATCCCATACCGGCCTCATTGCTGAAGAGCCCTCTCTTGATACCTTGCATCAATGCCATGCCGACTCCTCCTGCCAGTGCCTGTTCCCAACCAAAAGCATGACTGACAATCAGAGCGATGACGCCCGGTAAATGAGTGATATTGAGTATAACAATCACCAACGCCAGCCCCACATATCCCAATGCCATAACCGGCACGATAATGCTGCTGACACGGGCAATGCGTTGAATACCTCCGAAGATGATAACCAACGTCAGTAATGTCAGTACCCCTCCCAATATAATATGATTGACCCCGAAAGCATGCTCCGCAGCAGCACAGATGGTATTGCTCTGTACAGAATTGAAAGCAAAACCGAAAGTGATGCTTATTAATATGGCAAAAAGCATTCCCATCCACGGTTGTTTCAATCCCTTCTTCATATAATAAGCAGGACCTCCGATGAATGAATCCTTTCCGCGTATTTTGTATAATTGCCCTAAGGTAGACTCGATGAAAGCGCTCGAAGCCCCTAACAGTGCGATGACCCACATCCAGAAAATAGCTCCGGGACCGCCGATAGCGATGGCGGTAGCCACTCCCGCAAGATTTCCCGTACCTACACGGCTGGCGATAGAGATAGCGAATGCCTGAAAAGAAGATACATGTTTCTCTCCCTGCTTCCCTTTGCCCGCAGATTCGCTTAACAGTACGATCATTTCGCGAATCATGCGGAATTGTACGAAGCGTGTCCGTATGCTGAACCAGACAGCACATCCCAATAACATGATAATCAGAATATAGGTCCAGAGTATGTCGTTAATCTCGTTGATAAAGGTCATAGTTAAGTATTAAGTGTCAAATATTAAGTATTGTTTGTGGTTATTCGTTTTTTATTCGGAAGTAGAATTTATGATTTTCGAATACGGGTTCCACAATATCATAACGAACAAATTTGGCGAGCAGATGTTCAGCGGCACGTCGTGAAAGTCCGGTTTGGCGACAGTAGCGGTTGAGTGAAAGTAAAGTGCCATGCTCCAGTTGTTCGAGCAGGAGCTGTTCACGTTCGGTGTAACGGATCAGTTCGCCACGGGGGCTGTCGCTTTGTTGCCATACACGGAGATGTATAGGTGTTGCCAGAATATTTTCATCCTTGATGCGGAGATAGGCTAGAGGTTTCCCGGTTTCGTCTTTGGCGTAAACCGGTTTATGCAGAGTTTCTTCGATGGTCGCTACCAACACTTGCCGTCCCTCCACTATATATGTTTGCAATGTGTATTCCACTTCCGGCACGCAATAAAGTTGTGCGGCGGCTTCAATCATATATTTTTCTTCTTCGGAGCGTACTCCCGCGATTTTTCCATTGTCTTTTACGCCAATAAGTAATCTTCCTCCGTCCGTGTTGGCAAAAGCCGAGAGTGTTTTGGCAATTTTGCGTGCGTCGGAAATTTCGAATTTAAAGTCCTGTTGCTGGTGCTCCCCTTCAGCAATCAATGCATGTATATAATCGGTATCTGTAAGCAGTTTCATGGCTACAAAGGTAGGTAAAAATGGTGAAAAGCCCCTTTTTTAGATATTTTTCGAAGATTATTTCAAAAAAAATATTGATTTTATGCTTTTATTTCGGGAAACAGTGTATTTTTGCGGCACATTATTAACGAAAAAAATAAAAGGATTATGAAAGAATTGGTAGAAAAGGTAGCAGCTCTGTATGCTGACTTCTCAAAAGATGCTAACGCACAGATCGAAAACGGTAACAAAGCAGCAGGAACTCGCGCTCGTAAAGCTTCTTTGGAAATCGAAAAAGCAATGAAAGAATTCCGTAAAGCATCTTTGGAAGCTTCTAAGAAATAATTTAGAAGACTACTAAGATATCGAAAAGGGGCTGTCTAACAAGTTTAGACAGCCCCTTTTATTATAGTACATTAAAATATATACGAACTTTAAACTTCTTCGCACACCACCATTTTCATCCCTTGATAAACGACTATAATTTTGTGCAGCGTCGTTGTTCCGATTGCTTTTTGCACCGTTTCACTGGCGGCATAGCGGTTGGCTTGTGTGATAGCTTCTTGCCGGAGTTGCTCCACCTTTTCATCACTATCCTTTCCTTTGGCATACTTCAGTTCGATAATGTAGGAATGGAGCATATCTTTATAAATATCCAGTAAGGGAAACATGAAAATGTCGGCATATCCTTCCTGATTCTCCTGTTCGGAGATGGGGCGATAGAAACGGTTCTGTGCGGTCATAGCCAACGTAAATCCATGTACGTATGCTTCGCCTTTTTGCTTGTCGCGCTGGGAAGAATATCGGTGCAGACATTCGGCGATATAGTCGAAGTAGGCTTTCCAGTCGCCGTCATAAGCCATTGCTGATGCCAGTTCTCCCTTTTCCCAGTTGTCAAAGCGGAGATTTGCTTCGTTGTAAGTATCTAGTAAGTAACTGTACAGTTGCTCACGTACTACTTGATTAGGAATGGTTAATAATGTCTTGCCTCGTTTGGTGCCGCTGATAGTCAACATTCCGAAATAGAATAATAGGCTGATAAAGTTATCCGGTTCTGCAATTGTTTCGGCAGGGAAGCCAGTTTTCAATTCACCGGTGATGTATCCTTGTTGCACCAATGTTTGGATGGTCGAGGCGTCATGAGCAAATTCTTTATCCTTGCGGATCAACATTCGTAGTTTGTTGTAATCCACGCGGATGTTTTCTTCTACCATATTACGTGGCATATAGCCTCCATTCCGGATGTAATTATCCACAAAGTAGAGTACCATATTGGAGTTGTACATTGTAGTACCGCCATAACTTTTCTCTGAGAAACAGTAGTTGTCATACCAAGGTTTCATAGCTTCTATCAGCTCGTCGGTAGAGTGGTGAAACTGGCAGGTAGTGGCATAATAATCCAGCATTGCGCGTACCTCTTCTTCGTTGAATCCGGTCATTTCATTAAATTCCGGAGAGAGCGAATAATTGGTGCCGATATTGAATCCGCTGGTGAGATCGTCCATCGTGACGGGGCTGACACCAGTCACGAAGCAACGTTTGATAGTGGAGTCCGTGCCTGCTTTCACCGTATCGAAGAAGCTGCGCAGATAACCGGTTCCGTGCGTCTCGCTCTTGTAATCTTCCAGACAGGCAGGTTCTGATAAGATTTTGTTTGTAAAGTGGTCGTATTCATCAATGAACAGATAAATCTGTTGATTGGTCTTCACACATTCTTTATATAGATAATCCAGTTGCTCTACGGCTCCCTTTTTCTTATTCATTTCTTCCTTTATCCCTTCGGGAAGATATTGCGCGTAGACATCGCAGAAAAAGTTGAATTCTGTGTTGCAATGTGCGTCCAATGATTGCCGGTAACTATTTAATTCGGCATTAACTACGGCAAAGTTTAGATAAATGATGAGATATGAATTTCGTTCGGGAGTGGGATGCTTTCCTATGTACAGGTCGCCATACCATTTCTCAAACTTGTCCGCTTCTAATATGTTATAATAATGTCGGAGCATGGAGATCGTTAAGCTCTTTCCGAACCTTCGCGGGCGAATGTAAAAGAAATACTTGTTCGCGTTTTCTATAAGCGGGATATAATGTGTCTTGTCCACGTAATAACAGTCGTCTTCGCGGACATCGATAAAGTTCATCATTCCGTACGGAATACGTTTGCGCTTTACTGGTTGGTTCATAACTCTTTCATTTTCTCACAAAAGTAACAATAAAAAATGAATATTGATGGATGGCAGTTATATAAATGATAGAATATCTTTGGAACTATCCGGGTGGTAATAGCGAGAATACTTGTATCTTTATTGTCGAATAAATTAATAAATTGAGAAATGTTGAAAGTAGTAACATTTATGAAGCAGGTAGCCATGGGGCTACAGGTGGAGGGAAACTTCGGTACTGCGCATGTTTATCGTAGCAGTCTGAATGCCATCATTGCTTATTGTGGGGAAGAAGATTTGCTTTTTAGTGAAGTAACTTCGGAGTGGCTGAAGGGATTCGAAGTTTACCTTCGTAGTCGTGGTTGTAGCTGGAACACCGTTTCCACTTATCTGCGTACGTTTCGTGCGGTTTACAATCGTGCCGTCGATCTTGGGAAAGCTCCTTATGTACCTCATCTGTTCCGCTCTGTTTATACCGGTACTCGTGCCGATCATAAACGTGCGTTGTGTGATGACGATATGAAGAAGGTGTTTGCCAAATTGTCTCGTACATCAGGTGTGCCATTTGCTGTATGTCAGGCGCAAGAGTTGTTCATTCTGATGTTTTCGCTTCGTGGTATGCCGTTTGTCGATCTCGCTTATTTGCGTAAGAGTGATTTGCGTGATAACGTAATAACGTATCGCAGACGTAAGACAGGACGACCATTGTCGGTGACATTGACTCCCGAAGCGATGATCTTGGTGAAGAAGTATATGAATCGTGATCCTTCTTCTCCTTATTTATTTCCATTGTTGAAAAGCCGTGAAGGAACTAAAGAGGCATATCGCGAATATCAGTTGGCATTGCGCAGCTTTAACCAACAGTTGATGTTACTAGGTGAATTATTGGGATTATCCGATAAGTTGAGCTCGTACACCGCCCGCCATACCTGGGCTACGACAGCTTATTATTGTGAAATTCATCCGGGCATTATTTCCGAAGCGATGGGACATTCGTCTATCACTGTGACGGAGACTTATTTGAAACCTTTCCGGAGTAAGAAAATTGATGAAGCAAATAAACAAGTTCTTGACTTCGTGAAACGCTCTGTTGTAGGCGTAATTGCTTGAAAATTACTCTGTTACTTTGTAGGTAACGGGAATGAATATCGGTGCGAATATGAGCATATTTCTTAAAACAACCAAACGAAATCATACATTTTTTCTAATAAACTACTCAAAATAGGAATTAACCAAATAAAACACGCGGATTCTTTGTATTAGGGCTTTGTTAACTTCTAAATTTTTGCAAAAGATCTCCTTCCCTCTACTGCCTTTCAGAAGCAGGGGTAAAAAAGTTTCATTGCTTATCGTATCATTTTTCAGTATTGACTACTCCCGAAGAGCAGGCACAAAGGTTTTCCCGTTACCTACAAAGTAACGGGTGGCTATTATTGAAACTTAGTGTTTAATAATATATTATTAATGTAATTTTTAAGTAGTTATGAAGAAAAATTTTGTTAGGGTAATGCTTTTCGGGGCATTGACGCTTACAGTCAGTGCAGTGGTGACAAGCTGTAAGGACTACGATGATGATATTAAAGGCTTGCAGGAGCAGGTCGATAAAATCACATCAACCAGTCCGGTAAGTACAGAAGACATGAAGAACGCAGTTGAAAAGGCAAAACAGGATTTGCAGACACAACTGAATGACTTGAGCGCACTTGTGGAAAATCCGGATGGTGAAAAAACTTTGAAAGAAAAAATCGCTGCACTGGAACAAGCTTTGGCGGATGCCACAGGCGATAAAGCTAAAGATTTGGCAATAAGATTGGCAGATCTTCAAAATCAACTGACCACTCTGCAAAAGATTCTCAAAGGTGAGGATGGTGTCAGTGGTTTGGAAAAGAAGATTGAAGAACTTGAGAATGTTAAAACCGTATTATCTGAACTGATTGCAGCAGAACAGGCATACATTACATCTGGTAAAAAGGATGCAAGTGCTTACGAAAGTACCAGTTTTGGGGCTTATGTAAACCAAGCTATCATAAATGCCCTTCAACACGAGGGAGACGACACTTCTAAATGGGGGAAAATAGCTCAATACGTAACAGAAGCTGTTCAGAAAGGTATTTCTACAGAGTTGAGTGGTATTAATAATTACCTGACTGCCCAGTACGGAGTGAAAACGACTTTGGAAACATTCGTGAAAGATGTTTATGAGAAGCTCTTTAGTGAAGAAGCCATCGGGAAACAAACTCAACTGGATAATCTTTTAGATGCTATCAATGCTTATGTAAGTACTGAAGAGGGTGCTGATTATAAGAGTTATGCGGATATTATCAAGCAAATTGATGATACGAAAAAACAATTGGCAGCACTCGAATTACCTGCAACAGGTACATTTAGCCAAGCGGTTAAAGATATTATAAAGAGCGAATCCGAACAAGTTGGCGGTGTTATAAAAAGCCTCGAATCCAGACTTGATGCTGAAATCGACGCTATCAAAGGTATGATTCAGAGTATTGTATATGTGCCAACTTATGCAGACGGACAGGTACAGTTCAATACATTCTATGCGGACTTTGATGCTATGGGCAGTCATAATTGGCAACCTGTAGTCAATGTGGACGAAGTGGCAGTGAGATTCCGTGTATCTCCGGCTTCAGTTATAACGGATTTGGTTGCTTGTTTCGAAGCGGATGGTGCTGTAAATGAGAATGCAAAATATGTAGTTTCTGTAGATTGCCAGAAAGTGCAGACGCGTGCATTAAACGATCCGTTCAAAATAAAAGGAATCAAAGTGGTAGATGCAAAGAAAGAACCTAACTTGATTGAAGTGACGTTGGATGCCAGTGCAGTAAAAAATAGCTATGCCGTAGCTCTGACTGTAACAGACAAGGTTGCTGCCGATAAGAATACCTTGAATGATGTTGCTTCAAACTATTTTGCCGCTGTGAAGAGTGATTTGTATATCGACAATGTGGTATGGGAGTCTGCAAATGGAACAGTAACTCAATTGGCTAAAGGTGGCAAACTTGACTACAAAGGAAAGAACGGAGAGACTGAATCTTATTATAGCGTAACTGTGTATCCGTCGATAAATGGTTCTAGCGCTGTTGAAGGTACTCCTGCAACAAAGACATTGAGTGAACTTGGCATCTCTGATGCTAATTTCAGTGTAGCATTCGCAACGACTGCTGATGTTACTTCTAACTTTAATTTGGGTGCAACGACCGGTATCTTGGAAGCTAAAGGAGCGGCGGGAAGCACAGCCACAGTGCAATCTACAGTCACAGTGACAGATCCTGCAACAGCCGGAACTCCGGGTGCGAAGACAGTTGAATATGCCGCTAAGGAATATGCGCAAGTTAAAACCGTTAGTGAAGGAACGGCACAAACAGTTACACTTGCTTCTGAAGATCCTATTCTGTGGAATGGTAACAGCGATCAGAAGCTTCTTATTAAAGATAATGATGCTTTGACTGCTATAAAGGCTGCATTGGGAGGTTCTCCTATTACTAATTTCGATGGTTGTTCTTATGCAATAGTTTCTCCTGTAGGTGGAACAATTAAGTTGGGTGATACCGGTTCTACAGACTATAAACTTGCATTGATAGTTCCTCAAAATACGGTCTGCGAAACACCGACAACAATCGTTACCCGGATTTCTAAGGGTGATTACAGTATTGATGTCACATTGGAAAATGTACAGGTAAGTTATCCTGCAGAAGCTGATCTTACATTGGCTAACTCAAATGCTTGGGATGGAACCAAGGCTGTATTGAATCTTAAGGAAACAGGTAGTAGTCCAATAACTGCAGTGACTGCCGAAAGAGATCTGACTGAACTTTTCAGTAACTATATGGATCTTAAGAATGCATTGACCTCTCTTGGTGGAGCATTTAAGTTCTCTGTTGTAGGTGACACTCCTGCTGGTGTAACTCTTAATGCAACTACTGGTGCGCTTTCAGTAACAAAAAATTATCCTGTAGGTGGTGCTGGCTTTAGCGTAAAAGTAGAAGCAAAATGTGAAGAGAAAGTTATTTCTACCAAAACAATTCCTGTTGTATTCAATACTGCTAAGATGAACGGTACATTTGATTACAAGGGTACTGATGAAGGTAAAGACAAGCTGGAATTTAATGTGTCTTCTGCTGCAAAAAGAGGAGAGGGCGTTGATGTATCAAGCGCATTAGTATGGAAAGATGCTTCAGATCGTCAGCTTTGGCCTTCTACTAATGCTTCCGATGTCTATCAAAACTCTAAGGGTGCAGAAATATTTGGCTTCACTGTAGCATTTGAATTGGTAGCCGGTGAAGATAATGATAACTTTACTCTGGACGGCACAACCGGCAAGCTTACATTGAAGAACCCGAATGCTACCCAGAATCATAAGGCTATGACAGTCAAAGTAAAGGCTATTCCTACTTCTCCATGGGGAACGGTAGAGGCTAAAGTAGTGACTGTTACAGTTGCCGAATGGGTAGACTAATAGGATAGAGAATCTCATAATATATTATATATTGAGAAAAAACAAATAAACCCATTCTTCACTTGTGTGTGAAGATATTTTTACCCCAGAACAAAGCGAAGGACACAGCTTGTGAAAGTCCATCCTTCCTCTTTGTTCTTCTTTAGAAAAGGGATGCCTCCCACATTTCCCACAGGTATCCCTTTTTATTTTTTACTCTCGGAGCGTCTTTTTGTTGTACTAGAATCAAATTGCTAGTCCCCCATTTCCCTATAGGTAAAGGAGGCGTTCCCAAGATGCAGAAAACCCGGGCTTGCGAAAGTCCGGGTTTTCTTGATTAATAACCAATAACAATTAACCAATAACAACTAACAATAGAGTATGTAAATGAAAAAAGAAACCTATTCTTTATCCCACTCCTTGCTCGCTTCGAAACAGGGACAAGCCTTGATCCACTCTTCCGGTTCAATCTCACCGTCTCCGTCAAGATCAGGACTAAGATCACGATGTCCGCAGACACGGCATCCCGGAAAATCCTTTAATAAAGTCAGGATAAGAACCCGTAGCGAGTGTTTCTGCCAACAAGTGCGCGTGTCTTTCGGCTGTCCCATGCAGTCCAGTCCGCCTTCGTAGCAGATACCGATACTTTCCCGGTTGAAACCACGGCTATGCGCACCGATCCGTTCTAACGGACGGGTAGACTTAATATCCCCGTTCTTACGAATATAAAAATGATAACCCACACCATTGAAGCCGCGGCGACGATGACAAACGTCCAAATCATGTTCGGTGAAAGATTTATCCTCGCGGGTAGCGGAGCAATGCACGACAATCAGATTAATAGTTCTCATGCGTTAGGCAGGTATTAAAGAAGTGGATGATGATGTGGATTCGGAACCATTGTTGCGCTGAATACACTCTTTATTGACACACTGTAAAGTGACAGCTTCCGAAAGTTTGCCTTTTAATGAAAAAATCTCCGAGTGCATTTCCTTCACACGGTCGCTCAAATCGAAATAATCCTTGAGCACCTTTTCGAGCTGCTTCATAAGGAAGCCATACTGCTCTTTCACTAGTTCGCTAAACTCTTTGACGTCCTGCATCATTTGCTGACGTTTTTTGCGACCTCCGAAAAAAGGGAGGATAGCTGTAATGATATCAATGATTTTGTCTAACATCTTTCTTGAATTAAAGATTAAAAATTAAAGATTGAGAATTGAGAATTAAAAAATAAGAGAAACTAAAAATAGGAAAACTAAAAAACACGAGAATGAAAAAATGGAGAAATAAAGAAAATGAGAAAATGCGGGAAAGAGAAAAACAGAAAAACAGCAACCACATGGCAAGGAACCATACATGGATCAGTTCCTGAAACCATGTGATACTGTTTTTTCTAAGGATGAAGTTTCATTCTGCCAAAGAAGATAGAGCGGGCAGCCTATTTACGCTGCCGGGTCCGGTGCTTCTCCACCGCCCGGTTTATTGCCTCCCGAACCGCTGTCGGAACCATCGTCCGAACGACCGTTTCCGGAATCGCTGCCATCTCCCTTTCCGCCCAGGACAAAGTCCACGTTGTTTTCGCTTCGTGTACTCGTATGGCTCGAATTCATCAGCTTCAACGCTTTGTCGGCAACAAAGCGGACATTGACACGGCGGATGCTGCGCACCGTACAATCTTTCATAGTCTCCGTACCGTCACTAGTCAGCGTGATGTGGAACGTACCCAATCCGTCAATCTTCACCTTATCGCCCTGGGTGAGCGACAGGCGCAACTGTTCCACAAATGCCTCAATGGTGTGTTTCACATCTCCGGCAGTCAGTGACGATTTACTTTCGATGGCGGTAGCCATCGTATCAACGTCCATCACTCTTACATTGCCCGATTTCTGACGTATGTAATACAGTAACGGAGCATCCTCCTGATTTACATACTTTTTGCGCTGATAGCGTTCTACTAATACATCCATAAATTTGAAAAGTTAAGGTTTAAGTGAATAATTATATGTTTTCTTTTTGATACTACAAATATACAAAATCAGAGAGGAGAAGTCAAGTAAATATGGTTTTATTTTCTCTGATAATATAAAAAGTTTTGCACCGGATATGTATCAATACTATTTTGATAAAATGTCTTGATTATTTGTATAATAGATTGTTTTATTTAGCATGTTTTTCCAAATATTCCAATGGCGGAACATAGTCATATATTTTTGTCATCGACGGATTATGTCCGAAATATACATTCCCAGTCTCTCCATTACGCTGCTTGGCAACGATAACCACCCCCAGTCCTTCTGTCGGGTAACCGCTTTCCCGGTCGGTGACGACGCGTTGCATGGCCGGTCGGTAAAGCAACATCACGACGTCCGCATCCTGTTCGATAGCTCCGCTCTCGCGCAGGTGTGCCAGTTCCGGACGTCCTCCGGGACGATTCTCCGACTCGCGGTTCAGCTGACTAAGCAATACGACGGGAATATGCAGCTCCTTGGCCAGCAACTTGGCTTTCCGGGTGGCTTGTGCCACTTCCTGTTCGCGGTTGCGGTTGGCCTGCTTGGTAGTCATGTCGCAGAGTTGCAGGTAGTCGATAATAATTGCGTCACACTGATTGCGGCTCTTCAGTAGCCGGGCACTTGAGCGAATGTGATCCATGCTGACAGAAGTGCTGTCGTCTACGTAGATGGGGAGTCCTGATAGTTCTGAAGCTGCGGTGTGGGCATTTTCCATCTCTTGCAGGGTAGGTATTCCGTTCCTCCACCGGTAAGGATTAATGTTGCTTGCTGCTGCCAGCCATCGGTCGGCAAGGCGTTCCCCTTGCATCTCAAGGCTGTAGACGGCCACCGCATTGCCCGCCATTGCCGCGCTGCGTGCCAGGTGCAGGGCAAAAGCCGTTTTACCTACGGAAGGCCGGGCGGCTATCACTATCAGATCACTATCCTGCAAACCGCCCGTTTTCTGGTCGAGTTCGGTCAGTCCGGTGGGGATGCCGGTGACGCCGTTCACGCTTTTGGCAATACGCAATTCAGCTTCTTTCAGCGTGTCGGTCATTAGGGTGTCCATGCAGCGTATATGGTCGTGGTGTCCGGATTCGCCTTCGAGACGGTCGAGCAGGTTGTGCGCGTCGATGAGGGTGTCGTCGATGTCAATTGTCTCATCCATGGCGCAGGTGAGGAGTTTGTTGAAGCCGACTACGGCTTCGCGTGCCAGATATTTCTGGTGGACGATTTGCGCGTGATACTCGATGTGGGCGGAGGAAGCTACCCGGCTGCTTAGTTGTACGATGGTATACGGTCCACCTATCTTTTCGAGCACTCCGCGACGGGTGAGCTCTTCTTTGACGGTGAGAATATCTATCTTTTTGTTTGCCTGATACATGGCTATCAAGGCGGCGAAGATCAGTTGATGATGATCGTCGTAGAACATTTCGGGACGTAGCTTGTCGGCTACGAGTGGCAGGGCCTCCTGTTCTATCAGGCAGGCTCCAATGATGGCTTCTTCGAGTTCGCTGGCGTGTGGTTGCATTTCTTTTCGATGTTTTTTAGTCTATATATTCGTTTAAGAAAGCCTTGTCTTTCAGGTAGGTGGCGGCAAGGGGGATGAAACGTGTGTCGTTGGTGTGGTAGTAGACTTCCTCGATGTGGTCGATGGCTGTCTGTTGTTCCTCTTTGGTGAGCTTGTCCCATTCGCGGCGGGCACGGGCGACGTACTGTTTGGGTTTTTGCATCGTTTCATGATATTTATCCCAGAAAACGTCGAACACTTCGGATTTTTCTTTCTTTTTTTCTTCGCGGGTTTCCGGAGAGATGCAGCCGGTCCAGAAATCATAGTTGTTGATATGAATGTGGAAGATTCCTTTCTGGTGCGGGATGATCTTGATAATGCCCTCTTCCTGGATCTTTTGAAAGAAGCGGAGGGTTTTGGATCGGCTCCATTGGAAGAGTTGGCTCCAGTGTTGCTGGCTGATGACGGATTCTCCGCGTTGGCATACGATGTCGATCTGCTGAATCTTGTACGTGGTTTCCGAGTAATTGGCGTGTATCAGGACTTGGAGGAGCGCTTCCAGTTCTCCCGGCGCTTTGTCGTTTATCTGACGTTTTAACAGTGCTTTGGGAATCAGGATGTAGCCTTCGTGCAGGAGGTTGTTTGGAAGTTGTTTCATTGAGGCGTATTTTTATTTACTTGTTGTTGATTGCGGGTTATTCCCATTGTGCATACATTGTCGGATGCGGCTGCGAAGGTAGTGCATGAATGGCTGTTCGTGCAAATCTTTTTTGGCTGGAATGAAGGTGTTTTGAACGGTATGGTGGTATTTGGGCTGTATTGGGGGCTGTAGGACGGAAATAATGTTGTTCTGTGTGACACCGTGCGGGTGTAAAAGATGAGATTTGGGGAATGAATAGAAAAACAGAGGTTCTGTTGGGATGAAACAGAGCCTCTGTTTATTAGAAATAGAACCTCTGTTTGCCGTAAATAGAGGCTCTATTCGGGGACATGCGGTTTTCTTTTTAGTATTTTTTTTGACAAAAAATCGAACAGCCAAACGAACACCCCCTAAAGGTGGCTCAACTGCTTGTCTGTCATGCGTTTGCAACGCTCGAAAAAAAGTAGGCGAACCAACAACCGAACATATATAAATACTAAAATAAACACATAGCGAAAAAGTAAATTTGGGCAAAGCGTAGCGAATTAGCTGATAGAGCGTTCGTTACGCTTTGTTTTTCTATGGGACAGAGCCAACGAAATACCACCTCGAAGCCAAACGGTGCAGAAGTCCAGTTACCACCTCGTTACTCCCGTAACGGGTGCAGATTTCTTGCTAAACAGTTCTGTTTCTGCGTTTTGCGTAGATTTACATAGCTGTCGGTAACTCACTAATAACTAATTTTGTAATCAAAAAAAGGAGTGAGTTATGCGTAGTACATTCAAGGTATTATTTTACGTGAAGAAAGGCAGCGAGAAGCCGAACGGCAACCTGCCTTTAATGTGCCGTATCACGGTGGACGGCGAGATTAAACAGTTCAGTTGCAAGATGGACGTTCCCCCACGGTTGTGGGACGTGAAGAACAGCCGTGCTTCGGGCAAGAGCGTCGAAGCACAGAAAATCAACCTTGCGGTAGATAAAATCCGTGTGGAGGTAAACCGCCGCTATCAAGAGTTAATGCAGACGGACGGTTATGTTACCGCCGCCAAACTCAAAGACGCCTATCTCGGTATCGGCGTCAAGCAGGAAACTTTGCTGAAACTGTTCGAGCAGCACAACGCCGAGTTTGAGAAGAAAGTCGGGCACAGCAGGGCGCAGGGTACATTTACCCGTTATCGGACGGTCTGCAACCATATTCGGGAGTTTTTGCCCCATACCTACAGGCGTGAGGATATTCCGTTAAAGGAACTCAACCTCACGTTCATCAACGATTTCGAGTATTTTCTGCGCACGGAGAAGAAATGCCGCACCAATACCGTGTGGGGCTACATGATTGTGTTGAAACACATCGTTTCCATTGCAAGGAACAACGGGCGTTTGCCGTTCAATCCCTTTGCCGGATATATCAACTCTCCCGAAAGCGTGGATAGGGGCTACCTCACCCAAACGGAGATACAGACGCTCATGGACGCACCGATGAAGAACGCCACCCACGAGCTGGTACGGGACTTGTTCGTCTTTTCTGTTTTCACGGGTTTGGCGTATTCGGACGTGAAGAACCTCACCGTCGACCGCCTGCAAACATTCTTCGACGGCAACCTGTGGATAATCACCCGAAGAAAGAAGACCAACACCGAATCAAACATCCGCCTTTTGGACGTTCCCAAGCGTATCATCGAAAAGTACAAGGGGCTGGCAAGGGACGGTCATGTTTTCCCCGTTCCGAGTAACGGAAGCTGCAACAAGATACTCAAAGATATAGGCAGACAATGCGGCTTCAAGGTACGTTTGACCTACCATGTGGCACGCCACACGAACGCCACGACCGTACTTCTGTCGCACGGCGTACCCATCGAAACGGTGAGCCGCCTTTTGGGACACACGAACATAAAAACCACCCAAATTTACGCCAAAATCACCGCCCAGAAGATAAGCCAAGACATGGAAACCTTGTCGCACAAGTTGGAGGATATGGAGAAGAATATCTGCCGAGCCATCTAATTAAAAACAGAATCCCGATGAAAGAAGAAAGGAACATTATCACGATGGACGGGCAGGGCAATATCTCCCTGCCGAGCGATATAGGTGCAACCGCCATGACCGAGCGGGAAATCTGCGAACTGTTCGGGGTTATCGCCCCGACGGTTCGGGCAGGGATAAAGGCACTCTGCAAAAGCGGAGTTTTGAGCGTATATGACATAAAGCGCATTATCCGCATATCGGACAAATACAGCGCGGAGGTTTACAACCTCGAAACGATAGCCGCCCTCGCTTTCCGTGTTGAATCGTTCGGGGCGGCGAAAGTCCGCAAAGTGTTGTTGGAAAGGATTATACACGGGCGAAAAGAGAAAACGAAGGTATTCGTGTCGGTTGTTTCGGACGGCAAGCCCAACAGCCGTTGGAAAGCATGATGATATATCAACATACCAACATGCAAACATATCACTATGGTGATATATATTGCAGGTTCTATTCCTCTTTTCAGAGGAAAGCGGAGCAATCATTTCCGTTTACAAAGGCAAAGCAAGCACGGGGCTTTATGTCGGCTAAAAGGTCAGGCGGCTGCGCCGTTTCCCGATAAATCTTCCTCTCGCTTCGCTGCGAGCGTATTTATCGGGAAAACCTTGTATCCGACCGCCCCGCCACCCACCGACCGAAAGGGAAAAAATAAGGGTGGGGTTATATGGGTAAGCAGACGGCAGGGATAGCCACCGCAGAAAGGCAGACGGACGGTACGCCGCAGGGTATTTACGGAGAAAATACCGTAGCTTATTAGGGAATTTTCCGAGCCGCAATACTACGTATCGCTGAAAATTCCCCAATAAGGCAAGGGGCAAGCCCCTCTGCACACCCCATCGGGGACGGCATTTGCCGCCCCTGAAGATACAAAAAAATCATTGTTGCACAAGCCAAAAAAGAAAGGAAGAATATATGGGTTTCGTAGTTTTACACATGGAAAAGGCGCACGGTTCCGACAGCGGGACGACCGCCCACATAGAGCGTTTCATCATACCCAAGAACGCTGACCCCACACGCACGCATCTAAACCGAAAACTCATCGAATATCCCGAAGGAGTGAAAGACCGTTCGGCGGCTATCCAAAGGAGGCTGGAAGAAGCGGGACTGACACGCAAAATCGGAAGTAACCAAGTGCGGGCAATCCGCATCAACGTGTCGGCAACACCCGAAGACATGGAACGCATCGAACGGGAGGGACGGCTGGACGAGTGGTGCGCCGACAACCTCAAATATTTTGCCGACACGTTCGGGAAGGAGAACATCGTGGCGGCTCACCTGCACTTGGACGAGAAAACACCGCACATGCACGTCACACTTGTGCCGATAGTCAAGGGGGAACGCAAGCGGAAGAAAAGGGAGGAGCAGGCGAAGAAACGCTACCGCAAGAAGCCGACCGACACCGTGAGGCTGTGCGCCGATGACATCATGAGCCGCTTGAAACTGAAAGCCTATCAAGACAGCTACGCTGTTGCGATGAAAAAATACGGTTTACAACGGGGCGTGGACGGTTCGGAAGCGAGGCACGTTTCCACGCAGCAATATTACCGTGACATAAAGCGACAAACAGAGGAACTGAAAACGGAAGTGGTGGAATTGCAGGAACGGAAAGAAACGGCACGGGAAGAGCTTGAACGGGCGAAAAAAGAGATACAGACCGAACGGCTGAAAGGGGCAGCCACGACCGCAGCCGCCAACATCGCCGAGAGTGTCGGTTCTCTTTTCGGGAGCAACAAGGTCAAGACACTGGAGAGGGAGAACACCGCCCTGCATAGGAAGGTAGCCACACACGAGGAGACCATCGGAGCCCTGCAAGCCGAGATACAGACCATACGGGCAGACCACAGCCGCCAAGTGCTGGAAATGCAGCAACGGCACTTGCTGGAAAAGAACGAGACGGTAACAAAACATCAAACGGAAGTATCAAGGCTTAACGCCTTGTTGATAAAAGCCACAGAATGGTTTCCTTGGTTTCGTGCTATGCTCCGTATTGAGAAATTGTGCCTTGCTGTCGGTTTTACCCATGAACAGACCGCCCATTTAATGACAGGCAAGCCATTGCCGTACAACGGCGAACTCTATTCCGATGAGCATAGGCGTAAGTTCAAGACGAATGATGTTACTGCCAAAGTTGGTACAAACAATGGAAAGCTGATACTTGCCATTGACGGACTGCATATCGGGGAATGGTTCAAGAAACAATTTGAACGATTACAACAGAATGTCGGCTTGAAGCCTATTCAGAAAAAGAATAAAGGCTTCAAGCTATAGTCAATCATGCGCATCACATACATGGAGGACATTTTTTGTCCCCCATGTATATATAGAGTCCAAGACTAACTCATGTTATTCCCAAGAAATTACTCATACGGTCAATACACCGTTTCTTTTGATTGAGATTAGGATGAACGTACAGATTAAGTGTCGTTGCCACATTTGAGTGACCGAGTATGACACTGACAGTTTTATAATCACACTGGCTTTCAATACATCGGGTCGCAAATGTATGCCTAAGTCCATGAAAGACCAAGTGGGGAATATCCAATCGTTTTAGCAACCTGCCAAAATAATCACGATAAGAACGGGGCTCTTTAGATTGTGTGGAAGTGCCTACCACGTATGGGGATTGAGATTGTTTCCTTACCATTTTCAACGCTTGGAGAAGCTGTTTGGATATAGGAATCTCACGATAGGAATTCTTGGTTTTTGGGGAAGAGTGAACCCTTTCTGTAGATTTCAACTCACAGTTATATATTCTGCCTACAGTATGCTTCACGATGACTGTCTTTTGTGCAAAATCCACATCTTCCCATTTCAAAGCACAAACCTCACCGATTCTCATTCCGGTACAGAGAGCCAACAGTACACCTATATTTTGTGGAGTGGGCTGTTCCAGCAAGTGACGCATCAATATACGCTGATGATTTAATGACAATGTGGGCGGCAGTTTGTTTTCTGTTTGGGTAGGATATTCGATTTCCCATTCTTCAAAATGGAAAATCCCGTGCTTATTCCCGTATTTGATAACAGATTTGAGCACTGCCACTATATCCCGGACTGTTTTTCTTGCTAATCCGGAAGTACATTTGTCTATCACAAACTGCTGGACATCCTTCTCTGTTATATTTTCCGCAGCGCCAAATCGTGGCAATAGGTGTGTTTGTAACGTAAGCTGATAAGCACATAGGGTGGAATGCTTCACTATCGGACGCTTTGCATCACACCAAATCTCGGAAACTTCGTGAAATGTTTTTTTATTGTTCATATTTTGAGAGAATTAATTGATTTAACTCTCTCAAAATAACACACTTTCACCGATTTCCCTTTGAACGATTATGGGTTTTACAAAGCATCTCGCAATTTTCCATGCTGGTTGCCCCTCCCTTGCTCCATGCAGTCACATGGTCGGCATCCATTTCCGAAAGTTTGTAAATGCGGGTCTTGTTGGCATTATTCCCCAACGCACAGAGCGGACAATTGGAAATTCCTTGTTTCTCAGCCGCTTCGGTCTGACGCTTGTAAGCAGCCCGCTTGGTTGATTCTTCAAAGATACGGATGTCAAGCAGTTTCTTATCCTCTTCTCCACCCAGTACATATTCGTAAATATTTCGGGGACACCGCACACTTTCATCCGCTTGCAAGGCTTTTACCCGTTCCGCGACATGGACGGTGCTATAAGGGGTGGCATGGTACGTTTCATACAGCCGTCCCCATTCCAAGCCGCACATGTCACGCTCTACCATAGTAAAGGTAGCCGATACCCAGTCAATCACAGAACGGAAATAACTTTCCAATTCTCCCGTGGAAGGCTCGTGACGGTGTATGCTCATATAGGCATCAATGCTCATCCCCTTACTGTCGCAAATCCACCGGAGGGCTTCCGCCAGATAATCCTGCCGTTTCACATCTCCCTTGATATAATGACTCCATTTCTGTATTTCCGCATTTTGGGAATTACTGAACACCCGCTTGGCTGCATTTACGAACTCGCCCGAATAGATGGCATTGAGCAATTCCTGCTCCTTGAGCGGAATGCCTACAATATTGATGGTCTTGAACCACTCCTTTATTTCCTTTTCTTCACCCTCGCATTCATATACCAGCAGAGAGGATTGCATAATCTTTTGTTGCTGCTCTTCGGGCAATCCCGAGAAATACTGTACGTTATCCGCTTCATCCTTGATGGCGAATTTTCCTGTAACGAACCGACCGATAGAAGTGATGCGTTGCTGCCCGTCAAGTACTTCAAATCGTCCGTCCACAGTCCGGTTGAAATAGATTAGTCCGATGGGATAACCTTTCAGCAGGGATTCTATCACCGCTACATCACGTTTCCCATCGTTGTAGATGTAATGGCGTTGATACTCGGGTTGGATAGTGAGCCGCCCGTCCAATCCAAACAGACCTTTACCTTCCAATTCGTTGTAGGTAAATCCTTTACAGATGTCTTCGACAGTCCATTCTGTATGCAATGTTGTCTTCATGATATTGATTCACTTTTTAGGATTATTCTTTTGTGTCTTCTTCTTCCGGAGATGAATTGAGCGCAATGCCTGTCTTGGCGTTCAGCGGACTGATGACTGCCTTACCCGTCTTGGCTTCCAACTCCATACGGGCATTGCGGGCAATCTCACCACCGGCTTCCGCCACATCCATGTGTTCCCGAAATGTTTCCGGATTTTTACTTTCAGATATTTCTTTGGTGGAAAGTTCCGCCAACATATTTAGCACCAATTCCTTATTGGTCATATTGTCACGTAAGTTCTCTTTTTTCAGACCTTTGAACTGCTTATATTCCTTGGCGGTCATGTCACTCCAAGTCTGATAAATAATATCGGTCAGCGTAGCAAACTGCACTCCCTCTTGCAATCCGTGCCGCTTCCATTCATCCGTGAGGTCTTTACGAATCTCTATGGATTTGAGACGCTGATTAATCCAATTATCCGAATACCCCAACCGCTTATAGTCCACCAGTGCTTGATTGATAGAGAGTTCGGGGTCTTGCATTTGGTTAAGACGTTCAGTCGCCACTTGTGCCATCCATTGCTTGAACGGTTCTGCTTTGGGCGATGGAATAGACTGAATCAAACGGAGAAGCTGCTGAGTATCTGCCACATCGGTTAAATACATCTTTCCATCAGCCGATTTCATTTTCAGTTGACTACAATTTGTAGTCAACTCACTCCCTTCTTTTTTTAAACGTGTTTTCAAGACACTCCAATACTTACGAGGATTAGGGCTATCGGTTAGGACAGCCACCACATCCACTATGGAAAAGTACCATTTTTCATCTTTGTCGTCCCAAATAGTACGGACTTTTTTAGCTTCAAAAAGCTTGATGGTATTATGTTGTGTCATAATTTATTGTTTTTGTTTTTAAGTTGAAATCTTAGGTCAGACACAAGGTGATTCAGGAAAAGAACTTGGTTTGCGTCCATACCCCCGTGAATTAAAGAAACTAAATCCCAGTTTACGAGATGGTCAGCTTTACTATTTAGAGAACGGAATACCTCAAAAACCATATGCACGAGTACTAATTAGAAAAATTGCGAGTGATGAAGTACTTTGAAATCTTAGGGATAACCGATAGGGGCAATCAATGGGGATTAAAAACCAAGGAATACACCATTTCCGACACACCTAACTTTGCGGATTTGAACCGTAGGGGAGCTATTGGGAGCAATGGCTCTTTGGTTTCAACATATGCCCGATTACTCATACGCAAATTATGATCTGATATGTTTAATAAGAACTCTTGCATAAACTTGGGTATAATATTTCCCGTCAACCATATAATATGTTTCATTCTGAGGAACTTCGGAATGAAGCAAGACTGCCCCGTCATTGAGTTTCGTCACTTTCGTCTCTTTGCCATGACGGTCTACTTGAATCTGTTCTGGATAGACCTTGGAAGCACTACCATACCAAGTTTTAGTTATCCCTAAGATTTCAAATTGCTCCGGACAATACTTAATCAAAAAGGATATAGGAACTCCCATCACTCCATCATAATCTGAAGGAATGGCATCCGTAAAAGGTACTTCAATGGCATCATAATTATCGTAGCGGTCATAGGCAGCTTTGCCTTTCAGTTCCTTATGTTTGGAAAAGCGGAGGTTGTCTGCCATGCTCATCAGTGGCAATGGTTCATGACGACGGCCATGCTCTATGCTGGTAAACCAACATGAATTACCTAATCGGGTATAATTACCGACATATCCCAATCTTGCAGCTTTAGCCTTGTCTTTCTCATCTACTTTAGCTCCGTCAGGAACGCCAAAAACCATATCATTTCCATTTCCTGTAGCACCTAACCAAACTTTGTTATCTTTTATCAAGGGAAAGACCTCTTTATAAGTGATTGCGTTCATGTTACCTATTACAGCAAACTTCTTCCCAGCTTCCACAATCCAAGCCAAGAACTCACGAAAGAGGGAGAACGGCGGATTGGTGATAATAAAATCCGCTTCATTACGAAGTTCGGTAACTTCTTTGCTTCGGAAATCCCCGTCACCATCCATATACTTCCATTCGAGGTCATCAATATTGATACGCCCGTCCCCGCTTTTGTCTCGTTCCAAGATGAATATCTTACCTTTTACCTGTGCCTTGGACGGGTCGAATTGAGGCGCTTCTTGCTCAAACAAAGAGGGCTGATAAGGTGTTTTGTATTTTTTGCTATCCGGAGCATAACTCGTAGAAATCAGTTTTTTCAAGCCTAACTCATCGAACTTGGCAGCAAAGTATCGGGTAAAGTTACTCCATTCGGGGTCATCACAAGGAAGCAATACAGTCTTTCCCCTAAACACGTCCGGGTCATATTCAAGATAGGCATTCATTTCAATCTCTATGTCATGAAATTGCGTATAGAACTCATCATTTTTAGCCGCCTTAGCTTCTTTTAGATTAGTATTTGCCATATGTCTATTTTTTTATTTCGTTAGGTACAAGAAGTGTACGCACATCCACATTCAGTATTTCCGCTATCCTGTATAGTACGGGTATAGGAGGTTGCACTTTGTTCGTGGCGTATAGATTGACCATATTAAAACCTTTGCCAAGTCGTTTAGCCAATTCAGTTTGACTAATCCCCGCCTCAATCAATGCTTCTTTTATCCGATTCATTGCGACATCTTCTTTAACTTGTTACAAAGGTATATAATTTTATTGGGTAAACCACTGTGCTCTTAAAAGAAAGTATTTCGTTAATGGCTTATCCCAAGCTATTTTGGAAAATTCTATTTGTTTTTTCGCCAGTCGATTTTATAAAACTGCCGCCGATAGTTCGTACTTTCGAAAAAAGATGCTATATTTGCAAATGAAAGAGTTATTTGACAGCATAGCAACGCAAAACGCTGAAATTCGCACGGTTGCTAACTCGTTACCGCCACTTTTCAAATAATTCGCTAAAAGTTTATTCCTCAATCGGTTAAGTCTAACCGATGAAAATCTAAAATATAATAATCTATATAATATAGTTCGTTCAACACGTTTTTTCTGTGTTTTCGGAGGTGTCAGGATGCAGTAAATCTTTACTTATGGGTGATGCGCTAACGTAGGATTATTTTTTCCGGTCCCCAAGTCATGAAAAGGATCTGCTGTTGCTTCGGACTTAGACGCGTTGTTTCGTGTACGTAGTGTGCGGCTTTTAATTCGTCGAAGAGCAGTTTGTCGAGTTCTATTTCGTTTCTCATTCTTTTGCTGGCTGTGTCAGCGTTAGAATATTCGGGAAAATACTCCTGCGCTACGGCAGAGAAGGTTTTAAAACCATTGATAACCCATTCTCGTTCTTCCATTTCTTCTTCGTTTTCGTTTGAAGTCTCCAT